CGTGATGTAGGCGAAGTTCTTAAAGGTTGAGAAGCCTACTTGATCACCTGCACCTACTCCAGTTCCTATGGATGAGAAGGTAGTGCCATTGGTGGAACGATAGACTGCCCCACCAGATACTGCGTAGTATGGACTAGCACTAAGAGAAGGATCAGTATAGTGACGTTCCAGTTCAACAATTGCAGCAGTATCTATGGAAGCTTGTAGGACGGTTCCCCTCCGAACTCTAGCTGCGCCAGGTTCCAAGGAGAAATCGATATTACTGGCTTGCTGGACGAAGCCCTCCGGCAGTTTATCCGGTGAGGTTACTGCATCGAGACCCTGAAAGAATGTTAGGATTTCTGGCATCGTAGTGGGTGTGCCCGGTTTTTAAGGCTTAGAGGGGTTAACCTTTTACGTCGGAGTTCTCTGTAGTCCTGGCCCCGGTAGGTTTCATAAGGGTCATCTTCGGAGGTCTCGAAGTCTGAGGCATAGGCCTCTTAGTACAGTATTCAGGAAATGTTTTACGTTTCATTTTTATTCCTCGGGGACTTTCCAAAATTTACGCCAGCGTTCCATGTCCTTGATCCACCAATCCCACATCTGGAGTTTCTGTTCAGGACCGGCGTCTTTCCATAAGGCAGTTAGCATTTCGATTACAGCGATAGCAATTCCTTCTCCTGGAAGTGTGGCGGCGATTTTTAGTTCTGGCATTAGCGTTTCCTCATTTGGCGAAGGAAGTCTTCGTTTGAGATAGCATTAGGGATGTCCTCTAGGGTTCTTGGTTCGGCGGGTGGGGCCTCTGGATTAAAGCTCGGAGAGTATCCGAACGAACCTTCTTGGTCAGTTAGGCCGGGAGCAGTGTAGGGACCATATGATCCTGACTTTTTCAGTTCCTTCAAGACTATAGGAAGGAACTTTTTGACCTTCGGGCCCAGCCTTCCTAATAGGGAGGGTAGAAACATTGACAGCAGATCCAAGGTTGCGTCCTTCATATTACCGCCCTTGTTTTGTGAGGCCATCTCCTGAGCGAATCGGAATTGTTCTTCGATTGTGGCGTTTCGTGGCATGTTAGTTGAAGGGGGCGGCGTTACGGATCACGCCAGACTGAGCTATGGTGAATTTGGTACTAGGTCGCAACCGATCGATCCGATGGCCACCCCGATTCCGTAGTTGTTTCTTAAACTCCATTTCCAGTTCGGTGGCTTGTGCCCTCATGGCATCCGCTAAATCGGGACGTGTTAGCTCAAAGATGATTCCTGCGGCCCTGTGGGCTACAGCCTGCTTTAGTAAAGCGGGGGCTGTAATATCGGTAACAGACGCGGTGATCTCCTCCTGAGGGTACTGCACGCCAACCACAGTGAAGGTATAACCAGCGTTAGCCTTCGGTACTAATCGAAAGCGGCTGGTGTCCCACATCACGAACCACTTGGGCTGCGCAGCCGCAGCGCTTCGCCAGTTACGATTCTCTCGTTCTAGGAGAGCGAAGGTAGTGGGGAAGTATTCCAGGCTATTGATAATGATACGTTCTGGGATCATGATCTCCGTGGGGACATTAGCGAACACATCATTGGTGGAGACCGCCATCGAGGCAGTGGTACGGTCGTGACGTGTGGCAAGCCACGTATCGATTAGAGCTTGATTAGCTGCGTCGTAGACCTGTTGGTTGACCCAAAAGACCCCGGTAGCTGCTTCTTCGATTAGTTCTTGGATATCGGTTACAAGGGACATTAGCTCTTATCTAGGTGATTGGACAGTTCCGTCATTGCCTTGGTGTTGTTTTCTACAATCGTTCGGAATTCAATAGCGAAGGTTGCTAATCGTGCTTCGGAGGCGGCTAGTTTTTCCTCAGACCTTTTGCGGTCCTCTCGATAGAACCAAAACATTATACCAGCCAAACCAACCCCGGTAATAGGGCCAGTGAAATTGGGTAGCTCGGTAGCGGCTTGAAGGATGGTACTTAACATTTAAGGTGACCTCACAACCGAACCACGGGGTTGTAGGATATCGATTTCATATTTGTCTACTGGGCGTAGGGCGGGGTATTTGGTAGGGAAATAGGCGATTTTAAATGAACTGATCTTTGCGCGATCGGCATCCCACAAGCGTTTGTATTTGGCTGCACGGTTCACGTCTTGATTAGGGCCGTGGCGTAAGTAAGCACGATACAATACATAGTGGGAGGCAGTATACTTGCACCATGCAGGAAGTTCCGTGGTAGAGGTACCAGCAGCAAAGGTTAACAGTTTAGGGTATTCCAGGATGGCAGTACCAACAGCAGTTGGGAGGGGAAAGAAATTGATGGTAGAGGTACCGTAGGGTTGGTACCACACGAAGGGAGTGGAATCAGTTATTAGGCGAAATTCACGATCAGCGATATTGAGTTCCTCAACAGTACGTTGGACTAAGCGCTGCTGGTTCCAGTATATGGCGTCGGGGCGTAGGCAATCGGCGGGAACTGCGAGGGTGCCTTGACTAGCAGTCGTGGTAGTCGTGGAGGTGCCCCACACCAGTTCATGAGCTTCCTGTACTCGATGTTGCCATTGATCGACATACCCGCCTAACTCCGTGTCAGTCCAATACTTGCTATTAGGATCGAGGAGATATTCTCGGGAGATAGCGATTAGTTGGTTTTTAGTCCAGCGAGTAGAGAGCGCCACTCTCTTATTATATCAATAATTAAGGGTTTTTGGAACGATTGTATATTTCGTCAAGAATTGCCCCCACCCTGGAGCCTTCCACCGCACCCATTGCACATCGGGGACCGGACGCTATGATCTCGCCAGTTTGATCGTTCCGAATGTCTGCTAGGGGACAGGTATCCCGGTTGTAATGAAGTTGGTGACAAGGATAACAGGGAGCGTATTCGGTATTGGGTGTAAGAGGGTAAGCATTATCCCAGTGCTTGCACAGATTGTCTGGAGCAGAGTGGGACATGAAGATTACCTTCGGAGTGGAGAAACAACCTGCGGCATTTAGGATGCCGGTTTCGGGTCCGACCACCACGTCCACCACCTCCGTCAGAGCCATGACCTGACGGATTGGGAGTGTGGCAGCGGTCTTGATGACCTGAGGGTGGTCGAACTCCAAGAGACGGGCCATTTCGTCACCGGTGGTGATCATCAGGGCATCAGGGTGACGATTCAACCAATCGGTCATTACTGGCTCAAAGAGACCGTAGACTTTGTGGTAGGAGGAACCTGATAGGGACCATAGGATGAGGAACTTACCCTCCCAGTTCTTACGGAAGGACTTAGCGAAGGACTTCTCACCCGGCGAGAAAAAGAGTTCTCCCTTTGGCTTCGCCACTTCATTAGGGAATCCAGCCAACTCCAGAGCATACTCATAGTAGTTGTGATTACCTCTCCAGGCTCGAAAGTTCTGGGGACTGTAGAACTCTGGGCGACCCTCCACTGCCAGGCACTTACCCTCGATGGATTCTGACAGATTGATGTACAGGTCGTACTCGTCCTTCCATAGATCCCAATAAGGACCAAGGTCGGGATTAGGGATCGCTTCGCGTTCCTGCACCAGGAGGTTATCTACATTGGGATTATTGTGAAGGATCGTTGAGGAATAAGCCTGACAGTTGACTGTGACGTGGTAGCCCTTCTCCTTTAGGAGGCGAACCAATGGAGACATTATGATCATGTCACCAAAGGCTCCATATCGCACGACACAGGCCCTTGGTCCGGACGGTACCTTATGGTTGGTCATCCTACCTTTCTTACGATCCACTAATTTGTAGATGTGGAAGAGATGATCGTCCAGGACGGACCGATCCTTACAAACCCACGATCCAGCAGACGTAACGAGACTATCAACCCCATCGGGATTAAACTTATTGGTTACCATCTCCTGGGGGTTGTTGATCGGGACCATCACAATGAGGTGGCCGCCGATCTTGAGTTTGGTGGAGGCTTCTTGAATGAGAGCCTTGGGATTGGGGATGATTTCTAGGGTTTTATCTAGGAAGATATACCGTTGGCTATCGGGGGCAGCGAATCCGAGGTCCTCAGAGCATATATCACAGGGAGCGTTCCTAGAGGGATTAACACCAATACAATACACCCCAAGATTCTTAGCAGCCTTTGGCAGGATGGGATCACCCGTGAGCCCAAAGTGTATCCCGTTACCTATTAAATATGCTGCTGATTTGAAACGTGCCCAATTAGAAAGCGTCATCGTCAGTATCGGATACTGGTTTGACGGTACTAATGGTGAAATTGAAGGTTCCACCAGGAAGGACCTTACGGCTCTTACCCTTGTGGGGTTTCATGCAATTGAGGATGCGTTGACTGTTCAGAGGTAGGATTGCATCGCAATTATCGCAACGGAAGTCTGTTAGCTCCAGGCCGGACTTTGCAAGTTCTGCCCAACCTTCCCAATCCCGCTCGGACTGTCGGAGAGTGATCTTAAAACCTCCGTCGTGAGCATCAGTATGGGGGAGCATTGCAGATACACTACGGGGCAGTCTGGTATGGCAACCATTATCCCGACCATGAATAGGTTGGTAGCCCTGACAGATAATTTCTTTAGGGGAGAGTTTGGCTTTTACGAATGCAAGCCAATTGGTGAGGGGGGCCTTTGATACGTTTGTTTCGGGCAAGGAGTATCTCCTACGAAATGGTGGGGGCGTTTATTTTGAGACCCCGCCCCCTGTTAGGTCTGACCTTTACCTTTTACTGAGTTTCAAAGTAAATGTCGTATACACCGGCGATCTGGGAAGCCGAAGCTGTACCAGTACCGATGACGGTTAGTTTTGGTTCCCCATCCGCAGCAAAATGCACATTAGCTGCGGTGAGAGTGGCATCAGTGGATGTTCCTGCGGCTGCTGGTGTCACTACTGCGAAGGTGTTGGTTCCGTTAAGGAAGTTCAAACTTACAGTAGTAGGCACCGGAGCAGTGAGGGTCTTTACCCGCACCCTCTTTACTGTGCAGGCTGTTGGAAAACTTACCATCTCAGCCTGATCAGTAGCAGTCACAACGTGCCCGGAGGCAGTGGCTGTGAGGGTTGAGGTAGCAGAGAAACGCACAGGAACGATAACAGTTTTGACTGAATAAGACATAATATTATTCTCCTTATGCGCTCGTCATGAACACGATGTGCTGTTCGGTGTCAACAGCGTAGTCCCAAACGATCTTGAACCCTAGCAAGGCGTACCATGCCATGGCCAGATCTCGACCGAAGTCCTTTGGAACGTTCACGCGAATTTCCTCTGGTTGGCAAACAGCTTCATACACTGCATCTGCACCAAAGAAAACAGCCTGACCGTGAGTTGTACCCGATCCGATGGTATTCGACAGGTATCCTGTCTCCCTGATGAACCGAGTCATGTAAACGTTACCAACTTCACCAGCAAAGATATTCTTGGCAAATTCTCCTGTGTACTTTGAGCATCATATCCGCCTGTTTTCACGGCGGGATGGACTATATCATCACCCTACAAGTGTAGGGGTCTCGCGTGTAGTCTCTGAGGAGCGACTTTTGGTTAACTCAACAATTTCCCATTCACGAGCGTTGTATGTTATATTTCGCTCTTTTGATAAACGAGAATTGATAAATTCCATAACTAATTCTGCACGTTCTTTTTTCTCAGTAAGATGAGGAATAACATTTGGAAGTACTTCAGCCAAACGCTTTGCTCCAACAACTAAGATACTTTGGAAGTTTTTACCACTTGGTAACGTGCGATCTTTAATAAGATGCCCAGTATATTGATTAATTGCTTGGACGGTCTTATTGATGATCTTTGAACTTGTGCTTCCAATTATCATACGCGGAACTAATTGTGGGCGCGGGTTACCTCGGGAGGGCCGCTTATATTGGTTCACATTTACAGCCAGATAGCCTTCACCATCTATAATTGCTGCAAGATATGAATCCAACTCAATTTTTGTTGAGTCTAGTCTTTCCTGCTGATTGTCCATTGTAAATATCCCTTCGCTTTTTACCTCGTGAGTACTCAGGGCTTTAGAAGATTCCAGCATATAGCGAGATTAATTAAACCCAAGAATTACTTCTTGGTGACACCTGTTTGTTGATGTCCTGCCATCCACCAGTGCCGGTGTCAGCGTGCAGACCTGATAGTGCTGAGACCGAAGCTACACAAACGTAATTCTGACCGTCGTACATCGGGATGAATTTCTTCAACATGAAGTCAACGACAGAACGAACGTTTGCGAGAGTCAGGTCAGCAGTTGCGGTTGCGGTTGCTGTACCGTTGGTTGTAAAAATAACGCTATTGGTTGCCGATGCTACGGCGATGAACTGAGTTGCTACGAACTGTGTGCCTGCGGCGGACTCCAGGACTTTCACCTGATCGTCACGCAGCTTCACTTCAGTTACGGAATCGACATCGAACTGACCAAGGGCGTCAAGTTTGTAAGTCCAGGGTACGGAGTTACCATATTCGGTAATGGTTCCAGTGCCCTGTTGAGTGGCGTACTGTGTCTCGGGGATTGTGTTGGTTTCGCATGTTTTCCAAGCTATTAAGCTGTGGCATGGACTATATCTTCACCCACCGTAGTGGGGTTCGACGTGTAGTCTCTGAGCATAACAGAAGAACTCCTAATAAGTTCTAATAGACGATAATCTTCTTCGTCGTATTCTTTCTTTTGATTTGTATCTAGTCTTCGATTGATCCATTCTCTCATTGCAATCAAACGATCCTTCTTGACGCTACGTGTATAAGGGATTAGTATGTTAGAAGCCTTTAAGCAGCGTTTCATACCATTAATAAGAATTTCCCATTTCGGTTTCCAAGTCGGATGTTTCTTGTTAGCGAGTCTGAAGTTAACCCAATAAGGTATACCTACACTATCAAAAACTCTAAAAACTTCTTCAACGATTTTTTGATCCGTGTTCACAATACTTATATTAGGTATGTATCGGCGGTGTTTGTACAGGTGGCCATGACCGGTCTTTGTATGACCAGCAGTTGCAGTTACGCAACCTTCACCATCTATAATAGCACCTAACCAGTTCAAATCTCCTTCTGTTCTTTGCGGCTGATTGTCCATTGTAACATCTCCTTAATTTTCACCTTAGTAGTATAAAGAGTTTTAGGATATTCCAGTCAATTAGTCGAATTAGCAAACTAGCATTACTGCCAGTTGTGGCCTAGTGTTGACCAGCGTACCTCCCTGAGTAGCGACGTTACCTGACTTATCAAACAGCCAAGTGTCGCCTCGGTTTTTACCGATCGCTTCCTTAACATCGATGAACTGACGCAGCTTAAACAGCGGCTGTGCAGCATGACGTAGGCGCTCAGTTAGGTACGGTGCGGCCCAATTACCCCCAAGAGAAGCAGTTGCCCATACTTGCTGTGGCATACTTTATTCTCCTTAGGTTGAAAGACCCCGCTGACGCCGGGACTGTTCAGCCCTACGTTGTAAGTAGGAGGCCGGAGACGTATCGGGTTCCGATGGTGTCTTCGGCGCTTCCCTCGTAGTATTAACAGTGTTAGGCGATAAGGGGGTTGAAGATAGGACTTCCTTTCGGACAGTCATAGCTTCGGTCTTTCCATCGGCACGGTACCTTTGGATGCGGTTTCGGATGTCTGCGACTGCCTCATTGACGGCAGCTTTATACTCGGAAATGTAGGTTTTGTAATCGGTGATCTTGCCTGATTCGCCTCGGGCGTTGAATTTGGCGACGGCTACTGAGGCGATCCAGTCTTCCACCTCTGAGAGGTCCTTGTTGTTGGAGCGGATCTGGGAGTTGAAGGTGTTGAGTTCAGTTCGAGTTTCCATTTCCTCCACAGACTCACGTTTGGATTGCTCTAGGATTTGGGGGGTGATGGATTCACGAATGGCCTTCTCGAATTCTCGTTTGAAGCCATCAATATCGTTATCACGAAGGTACTCTTCCCAGCCCTTCGCTTTAACGACGACGGGCTCCTCGACCTTAGGCTTCATAGCCGCCAAGGCTTGCTTTAGGGACTCGATCTCGGCTAGGAGGGGGGCATTCGCGGTTTTAATGGTATCTTCTACGGACGGGCCAGTTTCTACTATAGGTTCCGTCTTGACTTCCGCAGGTTCCTCAGTGGTGTAGCCCATCTTAGCATACAACTGTTCACGCTCAGTCTTAACGGTCTCTACGACTGGAGTTTCAACGGTTTTAGTTTCGGTAGGTTCAGGCATTAATTTTTTTATTCTCCTTATATTATATCAGATAATTGAGATTTTGTCTATAGCGGGATGATTATTTGATTCCGGCTTCCTTTAGGGCAAGGGCGGCGCGTCCACCATTTTCCAAGACCTTCTCAATTAACTTAACCATAAAGTCTATTCCGTGGACACGTCCGGCGATTTGCTCCTTACTAAGGGCCTCGCCGGTTTGGAAACGTACCGGCTGGCCTAGGGTGGCACTAACCAATAGATTCAGGTACTGTTCACGGGCTGATTTGATCTTTGGTAATAGTACGTCGGTCCAGGCTATGTCCTGAAGGAGTGATTGAAGGTCCTGCGCTTGGGCGGCTTGGATCATTTGGCGTTCGTAGGGATTAGGCACGAGATTCATGCTCCTTCCACCACATAGTGGAGGCCATTACGTAGCGTATTAGATGGACTGCAAATTGGCCAAAGGCTGTACCATCGAAGGGTTTGAGGTCGTCGGCACCACAGTTGATCTTAGGATCTGGCCACTCCTCCAAGGTTAGGAGGCGGGAGGTCAGGATGTCATCCATCTTACCGTCAGGTCGAACTGAGATCATTTGGATTGGGCCAGAGGCACACACATCAACAGCAGTTTGAATACCAGGGAGGTCTCGTTCGATACCTTCCATTACCTTGATCGATTCGTCCGGATCGAATTCTTTGGTGCCAGTCTTAGAGTCCATGCGAGAGCGCAAGAGGTTGATGGTGAAATCGGCACGCCCGTAAATCTCCTTACAATCATTGGAGTGCTCCTCGACAGTCCAAGAGATTAGCATTGGTCTTCGGTCAAAGGTGGCTACAGTGATGTGGGAGTGCTGCGCCCAGAGGTCACTACTTAATAGAATTAGCGTTAGGATTAGTTTGTTCATAAATGGATTCCAGGCCTACGGCCCCCGCTCCAATTTGCCAAAGAGGGAAGGAGGTTTTCTTAACGGATTCCTTGAGGGAGGGGGTGAAGGGGAGGAAGTGGACCCCCTCCGGAAATTTATAGTTGCCGGTTTGCGCCGGAGAGCCGTCGTTTAGATTGGTCTTTTGGACCACAGTCCCGAATTTCTTGCCGATCTTATTCGCGGCCTTGGGAAGTACGGTGTCGTAGTGGGTTTCCATACCGGTACCACCGATGCGGGGGGTGTAGATGGTGGAGGAGGCTCCGACTTCTATTTTACTTCTTATTTCACCTAGGGCGCGGGCATTCTCATCTATTAAATTACCTAAATCATAAGGGTTTAATACATTTCTCTTTTGTAACAGATCTTTACTTTTATCATCCAACTCTTGCCTTATTCTTAGATACTCTGCCATTTTCTCAGGACTAGTTCCTGGCTTATCCGGTCGGAACATAAGACGTTCTGCGTTTTCTTTACCTACCTCGGAGGGGAGATCTCTAGGACTAACGTATCGATTAAGGATTTCTTTGCCGCTGGAATTAAAGCCTTTTAATTCCCCAGCGCGGGGATCATACCTAACTTCAGCAAG